TTTATCACTTTTCTTCGTTGAAATTAAGTTGTCAGACTACCGCCCATTGTGGCTTTGTCCTTTATTTTTAAATATCCCATATTTCCCTCCCATTTTGTTTCCATTTTAATTATTATCCCCACCCTTACTTTTCCTATTCCCACCATAAAAATTTTAAAACATTATATACTTTCTACAAAAATCGCATAAAATCATTCATAAAAGCATGGCTCGCTGAGTTATGTTTACGCGTACACTTCAATGTGTCACCTCCCAACTTTGTTGGCCGGTGCGCTATTTGAAATTTGAATTGATAGATCTCCCATAAACCACTTTTCACTTTAGTTTGCTCTAAACCGCTGTTACTCTTGTGAATAGACTTCCTAAGCCATTAGTCGTATGTCTAGCATGTCACCACTTTCCCCCATAGTGGTATCGCTAGCCAGATGTCAACCCATCTGAGAAGATGCTATCTCTTGAACTTGTTCTTGAGCTTTGTCTCTATATTCCGAAAGGCCCATTGGTTGAGTCGAATTGGTTAGTCCGCCCCCTAAAAAGGGCTGCAATTATGGAATTGATTCGCAGTGTCCCACTGCCAGTAGTAGTCCACACCTCCCAATCCTTGCCAAAAGCTTGGATTCACACCTTTATTGAGATCATGCAATGCTTCACCTGTAGAGCTATGCCACAGGTAAGCATGTATGTGTCTGGGACCCCTACAGAGGGGGCTTTTGCCCCCTCATCCTACTGTTATTTGCTTATAACTCGCCTTAATTGGCACGCGTTTACACGTAGATGGACATGGTGCTAAGCCAGCACGGACGCTGGGACTTGCTCCTCGGGAAGTTACACCCTTAAAAATTGTGTGACAACGTCTTATCTTAGTTCGACGCAAAATACTATGTGGTTGAATCGGTGCGTTTTCTCGTTAGTCACCGATTCGAATACAATGTCTTTAACCCCATCCAACGTTCGTGGACGTATGTCCGCGGCTGTTGTTCGCCTTTTCTCCCTCGCGAGAGCCCATGTGCTCTCGGCAGAGGCCTCATTGTATTCCACTCTCAACACTTTCATGTTCTTGACCTTGCTCTCTGGTCTTGCCTTCCTCTATCTCCCTGAGGACGTCCTTCTTGCCAAGCTCCTTGCCATCCCACTCACCGTATTTGGTAGTTGGGTTGCTTGGTGCGTGGCTGCCACTGCCCAACGCAGCACTGTGTTTAATGCTGCTGACCTCCTATTCGCCCTTGCCCCTGAAGTTTTTGCACCTGTTGACGCCTACCTCGAAGTTGTTTTCTCTTTCATCATTGAAACAGTTTTGTTTGCTCTCATTGCCTGGCACCCAACTCTTGCTTTAGCATTTGGTCGTGGCTTCTTCTGGTCCTTTTACGGCTTTCTTGCCGTGACCCACACCAGTGTGTTTGGCATTGCCCTTAGTGCATCAGCCCTCCCTCTCGTTGTGGCCGTTACCACCTTCCTTCCCCCCATTGTGGTTCAGACATTCACGTGCCTTTACCTCCTTGGCCGTGTGTTTCGGTCCGCCGTCTGGCTTGTCCCAACTGGCACCCAGGTTTTTGCCGTACGAGCCCCCATCGCCCCTGGTGCTCTTGTCACTGATGCCGTTGGTGCCAGCCTTATGCCCACAGGTTGGCGCGAGTGGTCTTTTGGTGCTGTGTTCCTTTTCATTGCAACTATGGCTGGCATGCATGTCGCCCTTCCGTTCCTTGTTATTGGCGCTGTTGTAACGAATTTGTACTCCACTTTTTCCGCTTTCCTCCTTCCAACTCGCCTCGGCATTTACCTCACTACCACGCCCCTCAGGCACATCTTCTTGCCTCGCATTGAAGAGATGACTGTGAAGTTGCCTGAAACATGGAATGTTGTTGCCCGCGTTGCAGCCAAAATGGTGCTTGCCTGGCGCCTTTGGGGTGATCCCATCGGCCTAGCAGCTTACATCCTTGACATAGCTGCTGAGTTCCATATCCCACAGGTCTTTTTAGACAAAATCGGCCAAGTAGCGGCCCAACTTACAAAGCTACCGACCTCCCCCGTCGTGTTTAATCCTGTGGCCCCCCTTGCAACCCACCATTCTGACCCCACTGTCCCCCAACCAAAAGTCGTTGTTGTCCCTACTTCGACTGCTCCCATGCAGAACCCACCCTCACTTTCAGCGGTTATTGATGCCAAGGGCGCTGTATCCCTCACGCCTAGCCAAATTGCCCTCTTCGTTGGTGCTTTTGCCTTCATCCTTGCCGGTGTTCTTGGTGTTGGTTCCGCTGTCATGTCTGGTTACACTGTTCCTGCCACCGTACATGAGGTCGCCCTTCAAATCAACGACTTTTCCACTTTTAAGGAAAAGGGCCTTCCACTTATACGTGCCCTTGTTTCTTCTCTCATCACCTGGATTACAGGTCGTTCCGACATTTTCACCCCAAGCGACCATGCAGAGCTTTACAACCAGTATCTCAAGCTCGAAGCAGAGGCCCGTCCATTCATCTTCGCCACCTCCGCATCAAAGTTTAATGCTATTGAAGCCGATCGTTACAATCGCTTACGTGAAGCCGTGAAAGATCTACACTCTGCCACCACCAAGTTGCCTCACCCCGGCGCGCTCGCCGCGTCAGCCAATGGTTTGTTCATGTCCCTTCAGAACCAGGCCTATCGCTTGCCTTCCCCCGATGAAAACACCACCCGTGTTACTCCTACAAATGTCGTGGTTAGTGGCGCTGCTGGTCGTGGCAAATCAACTCTTGTTAAGACCATTATTCGTGATTTGTCCGCCGAGTTCAATTATAGCGATGCCTTT